ATTCCTGTTGAATGGTATGATGAAGAACAAAGCAAGTTTTTTAAAAGTTTATACACACCACCTAAGCGTGTGCTAAATGACTACTATAAAAAGCCTAATAAAAATGAAGAATATGACATTGTAATGATTACATACAATGAACCTAATGCTGATGAAAATTATCAAGCATTGTTAGATAGATTCCCTCGTGCAAAACGTGTAGACGGAGTAACAGGTATTCACCAAGCACATATTGAAGCGGCAAAACTATGTAAAACTGATCTTATATGGATTGTTGACGGCGATGCAGTAATATCAGAAGACTTTCATTTTGATTATGTATCACCAGAACACGAAAAGAACTACGTAAAAGTATGGCGTAGTGTCAATCCTATCAATGACTTAGAATATGGATATGGTGGCATAAAACTATTTCCAAGACAAGCAACAATTGATATGGACACATCTCGTCCAGATATGACAACAAGCATAAGCAGACATTTTAAGCCTATCAAAGTTGTTAGTAATATTACAGCATTTAACACAGGACCTTTTGAAACTTGGAAAAGTGCATTTAGAGAATGTGCAAAATTAAGTAGTAAAGTAATTGATAGACAAAAAACAGGAGAAACAGATGAAAGACTTAAAACTTGGACAACCGTGGGACACGATAGACCTTTTGGGGAATACGCTTTGGCAGGCGCTACCGCTGGTATGGAGTTTGGCCTTTCTGGGGGGTCTGATCTTAGGCTAATAAATGATTTCGAATGGCTTAGACAACAATTTGATATTGCTTATCCGCAAGAAAAAGTAGCACAACCTGAAATAAAGGCGCAGGAAATTGTAGACTTACTTGACAGATTTGAATACATGTACGAAGGTGTTAGCAATGTAAGACGTTTGTATAATGATAGAGATTTAAGCAGTGTTTTTAAAATAGCAAACAATGAAGAATTACGTAAAGCAGTAGTAGAAAAGAATATGCACAGTATATTCAGACTTGCAAATTCAAACGTTGATTTGCGTAAAGCAGTAATTGAAGAAAATTTTTACAGTTTGTCGAGATTATTGCCTGAAGTAAAAGATGAATTTAAGGTTGTATTGCAAAATGACAAAAATGCACTATGGCGTGTGTTAGAAAAACATACAAATAGTTTGTTTGTACCTGCTCTTAAAAAATTACAAGATAGCAATATTGATATGGATTGTTTTAGTCGTGGTCAAATAAAAAGTAAAAAATGGTTAGTGGATACACTTAAACAGTTAGACTTAGATCTTGGTACCGTTTTTATTTGTGCTGGTTGGTATGCTACAATAGTGCCTATGTTTAGTGAAGCAAATATAAAGTTTGATAAGATACGTAGTTTTGACATAGACGATAGCGTATGGAAGATTGCAGAAACATTTAACCAACATTTAAAAGATGGCTGGAAATTCAAGGCACAAACAAAAGACATAATGGATATTAATTATATTGTTGATAACTATACAACAGTTAAAGGCAATGGCGATATAGAAAACTGCAAAGACTCACCTAACACCATTATCAATACAAGTTGTGAACACATCGAAAACTTTGCAGAATGGTATGATAAAATACCAAAAGGGAAACTTATATGTTTACAGAGCAACGATTACGTTGCTATAGACGAACATGTAAACTGTGTAAAGGATAGTTTGCATTTTGCTGAAATGTCTCCTTTAAGTGAAGTATACTTTACAGGAGAATTAGAATTAGAACAATACACAAGGTATATGAGAATTGGACTTAAATAATTTAACACTTAGGCAGTTGCACCAAGAAAGTGCAAGAGCCCTCAGCACAATGCAAGCAACCAACAATAATATTTTTCAGTTCAATAAGCAGGCACATCATAACAGCCAAAATTGGTACAAGGCTGTTATTGATTGGTACATAGAACAATACGGAGATCTTCCTAGCAAAACAGGACCTGGGAAAGATATAAAATTATTATACAATGATTAAACAAGAATTTATTAGATCAAATCTGTATCATGGTAAGAACTTTGTAAGCAAAGAATTAAAGTACGGTACGTTTACAAAAGAAAACTTCGAACTTTACAAAAAGTTTAGCAAGGATAAAGAATATTGTGTACCAGTAATTACTTGGGAAAGTCCTACACAGTATAGTATGAAAAAGATTAGACCATATTGCACTCTTGTAGAATGTTTGTTAGATTACCCAGACAAGTATGAAATACCTAATAAAAATATTGCAGAAGCACTGCAAGTTTTTTGTCAAATTTACACAGACTGCATACAATTCTCGCATGAAAATTTGCCTCAAGGACAATATTTTATGCACCAAGACATGTACTTGAAAAATTTAGTGTTCACACATGATCTAAAATTAAAACTGTTAGACATAGACTCTTTTATAGTTATTGATGAAATAATGTCAGGTAAGTATATTGCTAGTTGGAATCAACTAGCATGGCTTGTAAATAATAGGATACACAATGTATAATTATGAAGATATAAGAGCAATACATTTAGAAGTTACACAAAACTGCCAGGCGGCATGTCCTATGTGTGATCGTAACATGAATGGCGAAGGTGTTAATCCACACATCAATCTTGATGAACTATCACTTGAAGATTGTAAACGTATATTCAAACCTGAGTTTGTAGCACAACTTAAAACTATGTTTATGTGCGGCAACTTAGGAGATCCTATAATTGCAAGAGATACATTAGAGATATTCAAATATTTCCGTGAGCATAATCCAAATATGTGGTTAAGCATGAATACAAATGCAGGAGCAAGAGATGAAGCGTGGTGGACAGAACTGGCCCAAGTCTATGGTAGGATGGGTGCTGTTATTTTTAGTGTGGACGGGCTTAGGGATACTAACCACATATATAGGCAGAACGTGGTTTGGGACAATGTAGAACGCAGTATGCGAGCTTTTATAGGTGCTGGCGGTAGAGCACGTTGGGATTTTCTTGTGTTTGAACACAATCAACATCAAGTTGAACAAGCAGAAGCATTTGCCAACGAACTAGGTTTTGAACGATTTATTGCGAAGAAAACTGATAGATTTGTAACAGCAAAAAAAGAAAAGAAAGAAGAGCATCAAGCAAAAAGTAAAAAAGGTCAAGAAGCAGCACTGCTTAAAAAACCTGATGAAAAATATCAAAATCCTGTTCGTAAAAAACAAGATATACTATTAGAGAAATATGGTACTATGCAAAAATATTACGATGCTGTACCTATCAAATGCAAAGTAAAAGAAGAAGGTAGTTTGTTTGTTACAGCAGAAGGGTTAGCACTGCCTTGCTGTTGGACTGCTACACGTATGTATAAATGGTATCATGAAGATCCTACCGTAGAACCTATTTGGCGATACATAGAAAACATAGGTGGCAAACAAAACCTAAATGCAAAACAAGGACTAGAAAAGGTTTTTGCCACAGGTATATTTGATAATATACAAACTGGTTGGAATTTGTCAAGTTGTGCAGAAGGAAAACTTAGTGTTTGCTCCGAAAAATGCGGTATAGAATTTGATCCTTTTACAGCACAATGGAGTGTAGAATGAATATTGCTTTTTTAGGATGTAGTTATTCTAATTGGTATGACGGTGATTGTTTTGGAGAAAGTTATCCTGCTTTATTTGCAAAAAATAATCCGGATGTAAATGTATGGGATTTATCTATACCTGGCAGTAGTAATGACAGTTTATATTTTAGACTTTTATACGCTGAGAAACATTTTAATATTAAAATAGATAAAGTGGTTGTTCAACTTACACATTTCCAGCGAACACTACAATGGTATGATTGGAATTATGATTGGACTGTTAAGTTATTTAGGCACGGCGCAAGTTTTGACAATTATGTCGCGTTAGGAGAATATAATCCTGAATATTTTGATACAATTACTTCTACAATATGTTTGAAGGATGGTAGTGATTGGCAAAATTTGATAGCTAAAAAATTAGAGAAAATTACTCGTGTACCTAAAGTTTATCTAAGGATGTGGTATTTAGACCAATTTGAAAGTAACAAATATATATTTGCCGCGCAGAAAGAACTCGATCTCATAAACGGTGTTTATGGGCTTGATAACGTGATTCCCTTTTCTTGGCATTGCAACTTTAATAGTAAGTCAAAAAAAGAACATGATATTATACTTCCATCCAATTGGGTAGGTAGTGTAGATCAGGCCTTGGGCCGGGCATTTTGGAAAAAACCCTATGCTGTAGACAACAGCCCTCATTTCGGAGCAGCAGGGCAAAAAGCAGTATACGATTGGATCTCGCCAAACATTAACGATAGATTTATACGTAAGGATAAGTAGGTATATGAGTGATAATATTAGCCCTACATTTTGTGCATTACCGTGGATGCACCTTAGTAGCAGACCAGATGGAAAAATGAGAACTTGCTGTACCTCTAACGCAAGTTCAGTACAGGATCCTGACAGCAGTGTAAAGATTGGTGGCGGCGAAGTAGGAGTTGTCAAAAACGATGACGGTATTCCTGCTAACTTTAACCACACAAGTTTAGAAGATGCATGGAACAGTTCTTATATGCGTAATGTACGAAAAATGATGTTGCGTGGTGAGAAGCCTGCAAGTTGTTTAAAATGTTACAAAGAAGAAGATGCAGGACATATGAGCAAGCGTAATTGGGAAACTGAGTATTGGGGTAACAGATACAATCTTCAAGAACTTGTAGACGAAACTAAAGAAGATGGAAGCATTCCTCCAAAAATACGTTACATAGACTTACGTATGGGTACCAAATGTCAACTTGCTTGTGTAATGTGTTCGCCGCACGATAGTTCAGGATGGATTAAAGATTGGCAATCTATATATCCTGAAATGCAAAATGAAAATTTAAAAAATACAAGTGCTTGGAAAAACAAGGGTCAAGTGCATGGTGCAAGTTATAATTGGCATAAAAATAACCCAAGATTCTGGAAGGAGCTTATGGAACAAGTTCCTCACATGTACCAATTATACTTTGCTGGAGGTGAAAGTCTTGTTATAGATGAACATTATGATTTATTAGAAGAATGTATAAAGCAAGGACATGCTAAAAATATAGAACTAAGATATAATAGTAATGCAGTAGAATGGAGAGATGATTTATTTGATTTATGGGCAGAGTTTAAGCGTGTAAGATTCCATTATAGTATAGATGCATATGGTAAGCAGAATGAATATATAAGATATCCTAGTGTATGGGAACATCAGGAAAAAGTTTTTCATATGCTAGATAATACTGCGCCACAAGTAGAAGTTACAACAGCAACGACTATTATGGCATTGAACATTGCATACATTCCAGAGTTTGTGAAATGGAAAGTACAACAGGGATTCAAAAAAATAAACAAGTATCCTTTAGGTGCAGGAGGCATCAACATGCATTTTGCTTATTGGCCACCTCAGCTAAATGTAAAAATATTACCGGCACATATAAAACAGCAGATAACTGAAAAGTACGAAAATGAGTTTTTTCCGTGGATTGAAGAAAACTGGCAGTCTTTTACAGGTGTAAAAGAACTAGGCATCACTAAAGAAGAGTTTATGAAAAGTCCTTATGGTTTGAAAAGATTTAAAGGTATTGTAAACTTTATGAACGCAGAAGACTGGAGTCAACGATTGCCCGAAACACGAGAATACCTATCACTTGTGAATAAGCAACGTAACTTTGATAACAGTTTTTTAGATACGTTTCCAATTTTTGAGGATATTATGAATGGGTGATTGTACATTTTGTCCTTTACCATGGAATAGCTTAAACATGCGTAACAATGGAGATTTACGCATATGTTGTAATACTAATAGCTATACAGAAAATAGAGGCATACTTAGAAAAGAAGACGGTAAAACCCCTTACAATGCAGGTAAAGACGACTGGAACGAAGCACGAAACAGTGATGTTTTAAAAGAAGTAAGGTCTGCAATGTTGAAAGGTGAATGGCATCCTGAATGCGAACGTTGTAGACAAGAAGAGGCAAATGGATTGCGCAGTCGTAGAGAATACGAAAGTGACGACTGGGGCAAATGGTATAGTGATACAACCTTAGAAAAAGTCTTGCCTTATACAAAAGAAGACGGAACTATTGATACAGATGCACTTGACTTTGAATATCTTGATATTCGATACGGAAATTTTTGTAATCTAAAATGTAGAATGTGTGGTCCGACGGATAGTCATCAATGGTATGATGATTATACAAAATTATACGATACTACAAAATTTACAGACACAAACGGAAAAGTTCAACTAGAAAAAAATGAAAAAGGACGCTGGGTTACAGATAACTACAGTTGGTTTAGTGGCAACAACCAATATTGGCATTACTTTGAAAAGTATGCGCCTGATGCAAAAAAACTTTATATCGTAGGCGGCGAGCCGTTGATAATACCTGAACATCAAGAAAGTCTTGAAAGATTAGTTGCAAGTGGAAAATCTAAAGATATACAGCTTGAATATAACACAAATCTAACAATGGTTCCGGATAGACTTATATATCTATGGGAACAGTTTAAGCAAATACGCATAGGTGTAAGTATTGATGGATGTAACGAAGTGTTTGATTATCAACGCACACCTGCCAAGTTTGATGCTGTTTATAAGAACATGTTAAGATTACAAGAAAATGATAACATAAATCTCAAAGCCTGGTTTGCATTTACAGTTACACCGTTTAACGTATTTCACCTACCAGAGTTTATGAAATGGAAACTCGAAGAAAGTGGATTGACTAAGTTTAATCCTAATGATGGTCATAGACCTATAGTGTCTCAACATATGTGTCATAGTCCAAAGCACTATAACATAAAGGTATTACCACCAGAAATTAAAAAACAAGTAAGTTTGCAATACTTAGAATATAAAAACTGGATTGATTCTACAGGACATACTGATAGAGTAAAAAAGCAGTTTTATAAAGTATTAGACGGTGTTGAAAAATTTATGTTATCTGAAAACTATCATGATGTAACATGTAACTATTTCAATGACGATAGAACTTGGCTTTATGAGTTTGTACGCTCAACTATTAAACTTGATGAGATTAGAAATCAAAATATATTAGATATTGTACCTCAGTATAGGGATTTGTTTAATGCACATAACGAACGAGAATCTTGATTGTGCGATTATAACATTGTTTATACACAATGTTTGTAACTATAACTGTTCTTATTGTGATGACTATCATCGGGATGGTAGCGAACGCTGGCCAACAGACTGGCAACCTTATATAGATTTAATCGAAAAAATGCAAAAGAAAAACAAGTATTTGTATGTAGAAGTACTTGGCGGAGAACCTACTGTATGGCCAAAGTTTCAAGATTTTGTAGATACAATAAGTTCAGATACAGTGTTTGTTGAGTTTAGCACTAATGCAAGTAGAACAATAAGATATTGGGAACAATTCCGTACACATCGTGCTTTCTGTTTTTTGAGCTGGCATTACGAGTTTGCAGACGATGATCACTTTTATAAAGTTGCAGAAATTATGCAACACAAGGCTAGTGTAAGTATACCACTAATGATTACTCCAGATAACTTTGATAGAGCAAAGTCATTGTACTATAGATTGACTGATCTAAATGTTGAAATTACTCCTAAGTTTACACGAACAAGTATAGGAGGGACAGACTATTTTGATTATACTGATGAACAACGTGAATGGATACAAAATAATGCCTGGCACAAAATGAAACCTTTTGGTATAGATTGGACTATTCCTAGGAACTTACATTTTGACGGCGAACCTTTAAAATTTATGAAAGTGTTAGATCAACAAAAACATATTTTTAATGGGTATACTTGCACAGCTGGTATAAAAAGGCTGATGGTAGAACCTGATGGTAATATACTAAGGTGTACAAAACGTGTTGGCGGTAGTCTAGGCAATTTAAAAACAGGTGAATATACTTTACCAGAAGATCCTATTGTATGTGATTATAGAGCTTGTCCATGTAAGTTAGATGCTATTGTGGAAAAATGGATATGAGACATGATCCTTTTTTATATGTCAAAGATCACGGATCTTATTCAAAACGATTTTTTTCTGAATCAGAAGAAATACAATTTTATAAAAATCGCAAAAAGTTAACACAATTAAAAGACGGATATTATCTAAGACATTTGATAGAATATAAGACAAACAAGTATAACTATAGATGTAGTCATGAAAATATTGATAATAGTGATTACATGATTGCTTTGGGATGTAGTCATACCTTTGGTGCTGGATTACATAAAGAACACAGATACAGTGATTTATTAGAATCTGAATATGATTGTAAGGTTTTTAATTTAGGATACCCGGGCGGTTCGCAAAATTTAATTAAAGACAACTTATTACATCTAATATCAAGTGGTTGCAGATTACCTAAAGTTGCAATAATCCAATGGCCTGCTGAGGCAAGGTTATACTTTGGCTATCAAGGAATGAACTGGCATACAAAAAACACCAATAAAACTTTATCTTTAGAGAGCATGGAATACTACAGTAAGATTGCAAGAGAACACGTTTATTGGATGTTGGATGAATATGCCATTCCGTTTATAGAATTTCAATGGTTTGCAAGTAAGTTTTCGCATCCTATATTTGATCTTGATAAAGCAAGAGATTTAGATCATCCTGGAATAGATTCACATGAAGCAGTATTCAAATGGTGTAAGGAACAAATAAATGCGCTATGAAGATTTGACTATAGATATGCTAGGAACACGTAGACAGCGTCCTATGTACCTTAGTAAGTTTACAAAGTTTAGACAAAAGCTAAGTATGAATGATTACCCTAAAGACCCCCATGCATACACACATTATTTTTTAGAAGAAATAGATAAGTGGATTAATAATCATAGGTTTGTGAAATACATAGGGCTAGAAACTTTCACTAGGCGTGATGCTATATTAGGCACTACACATCAGCTAGACGAGTTGCACTCCAATCACGGAAAAAATATAACTACGTACAAAGGTGAATACAAATATCATAGACGTCTTACAGACTATAGTGTAAACCAAGTGCAATCTTACAAAGAAGTACAATCTCAAAACATTTTTGTTGTAAGCTATCCTAGTTGTATTACTACTGGAAGCATAGACGAGTTTGATAAACTTTTAGATAGATGTTACAGTATTGGCGTTCCTGTGCATATAGATGGAGCCTGGCTTGGACAATGTAGAAATGTTGAACTCGATGTCAGTCATCCTGCTATCCATAGTGTAAGTGTAAGCCTTTCAAAAGCACTAGGTATGGGTAGTCAAAGGATTGGAATTAGGTACACAAGAGAAAAAGTCACAGGTCCTATTTCTATTATGAATGATTTTGCCTATGCAAATGTAAGCGATATGTGGTTAGGTGTAGAAGCAATGAAACACTTCGGCACAGATTATTGGTGGAGTAATTATAGTGACTTATACTCTAAGGTTTGCAAAGACTTTAACTTGAAAGAAACGGATAGCATTCATGTAGGGAGAAACAACGAAGGCGATTGTTTAGGAATACGAACGCCACTACGTTTTTTAATAGAAGATGTTTATGATGAAAGAGGAACAGATAAAGGTCTTAATAAAATAGAAAGAGAAGAACGTGCATGAACCCAGGTTATACAGAAGGATTATTAATGTTACAGTATGGCAGTCACACACTAAACTTTGATACTACAAGTTGGCTATCTAAAGCAAAAAATGCGTTTATTAGCAAAGACGCAAAAGTTACAGGCGGCGCCGGCAGAAACTTATTTTATAAGATATTAAATGAAGACGAGAAATATTTGACTACATATTTTAATAATAAACTTTCAAAAAACTTTGATTGGTCGTTTGAATATTTTCATAGTGGGGAGCCTGCTAGTATTCATACTGATTACGATACAATACCTTGGGATGATGAATCTGATTGTCATGTTGTTGTAGGAATTATAATACCTTTAGAATGGAAATG